ACAACTGATAAGCCCAATCGCCTAAGTTGTATTTGTCAATTACTTCTATTTCATCCATCGTTTCTTCTACATCGGCAGGTGTGATTTTGTTTTTGCAATTATCAGTCAGAAGATAGGCCGGTACATAACTAGATGCTTCAAACGATTCTATGTTCTCCATGTGCTCAATCAAGTCCTCTATGTCAGGATGCTCGCCCAAGTTCAACCTGTTGATTTCTCCGTCATAATCCTGAATCATCCATTCTTCGTGTGTAGGATCGCCCGCCTTGCATACTGCTTTAGTCATACAATCGTATTCCATGTTACCTTTTTCCCAAATGGTTTTCAACTGCTCTGCGTTTAGCCACTTGAATGCTAGTCGCCCTTCATTGTAACACCCTAAGCACCCTAGTGCTACTCTCTCTTCGTGTATTTGTACAGTTTTACTCATTTCTATCTCTCCTTTGTGCCTTGTAGTATTCTTCCATGCTACTGTAACCAAGAGGCGCACCCCTCGGCATCCCTGCATTGTGTGGTAGCGGAGATGGAGTGCATGTTAGCACCCCATCCAGCGCACCGTTCTTTGGTAGGCTCGGATTCACCTAACCACCTCGTACTCCATTGGTGCCTCTGCATTACAGAAGGACAACAGTTTTGCAATCACTTCGTCTTTGTTTTTGAATGTGTAAACCACAGGTTCCTCACCTTCATATTCTACGCCTGCGTAATCTCTCAGTATGTATTTCATCTTTGTTTGCCTCCTAGTACAACCATTCTTCGCCCATCTTGAGTCTTGAACTTCGATACCTTTGTCGGGTTTTCGTCGTACCAAGTCGTGAACTTTACACCTTTGACATATGATACGATTGTTCTATGATGATTACCTACAAAGATATTGATTTCTCCCGCCTTAGTGTGCACAGTTATGTGCCTTGCATCTGTTTCAATCTCAACGCTATCTTCATCTTTTTCTATTATCTCTACCATATTCATTCCTCCTCATCTTCGCCCCAAATCTCTTTGCGAGCAGCATCCATTAGTACATGCTTGGCTTTGTTTTCCTCAGTCCTAGTGGTCTCAAGACTAGGGGTTACCCATATTGTGCCGTAACATGTTTTGTTTATTCCAAATGTAGACTCGGCACTGGCAATAAACTCTGCACTTCGCAGGCTATCGTTGTCCATTCTTTCAAACGATTCCTTGATGTATCTCCTTGCAATGGTCTTGCTGATTTCAATACTACATTCCCTTGCATGTACCATAACTTTAGGGTCATTGCCTTCATCCTTTGTCATCTGTATTGCGTAGTCTAGTCTGTTCAATGCGTCTTTCGCATTGTATTCTGTCCATTTCATTTCTTCTTTTTTCATATTCATTCCTCCCTGTCTGCTTTAATTTCTAAGTCCACATGATGCAACTTCTTGCCATTATATTGCTGTACATGTGTTTTTCTTTTGCTAATTGATGAATTGAAAACGGTCATTTTGTACACATTTCCATTTCTCACAAACACATGTAGTTTCCCAAAACGACTTGGGTTAATCACATTCATTCCTTCTTCTAATTCCATTACTTTCATATTCATTCCTCCGTTCTTGCTAAAGGCTTAATCGCTAATACTCGATGACTAACTATCTCAGTAATGTTATCTTCTTCGCATTCATAAATCGCCTCATCCTCTGTTTCGGCTTCCACCACATATATCTGTACCATTTCTATTGTCCATTCTCTTAGTGTTCTGTCGCCATCTTCTTGTCTCATATTCATTCCTCCTCTTCATTTTCAATTATCATTAGCACTGTCTTTTTCACAAACTTCCAATACTCTTCTCCTGTCATTTGTGCCATTTTTCTCAAAGTATCGCACACAAATAGCGGATAAGGGTCAGGGCCTTCACCGGTATGGTTGCCACCCATGTAACCTGCATCATCCCAAAGCGCATCTATCACTGCCATTATTGTACTTGCTCGGTTTGTTTTTATCATTCTTCTTCATCTCCTTCGTTGTAATACGCCTTGAT